TGGGTTGCAACCATGCACAAATCAAGACTTAAAAAAGAAAAAAAAGCTATGTGTAATCACGATGATTTTGGCTGGTGTGAGAATTGTTTAACAACTGAAGATGGTGAGAAATTAGAACCAGTATGAAAGACCCTTTTGATTCTTACAAATTATATAATTCGTTAAAATTACATTTTGAAACTGATAATTATGATGCGATTAAATATAATTTTAAAACTTCAGTTAAACCTACTTCTTTCTTTAAAAGAAAAGATAAATATTTTTTTGCAAAGTTAGCAAATACATACGATGATCTCTTAGATTTCTATGTTGCTAATTTCAAAAATGATGTTAAGTATGTCGGTGATATGCTTAACGAACATGGCGAACGATATTATCGTGAGCATAAAAAGGTATGTGAAAGTTTAACATATACTTTTGAAAATGATATAAATAAATTATACGAAAGTAATTCTGATTTTAATGCTTTATTAGAAGCAAAAGATAATGAACATCCTTTCGTAATAACTTATTGGCTTCAAGATGAAATACACTTAGAAACTGTAGTAATCTTGGATGCAATAACCGGGTTTATAAATCGTGAGAATAAAAAGATTTCTGAAACAATTATTTGGCCAGATATCTTTAGAAAGATTACGAAATATAAACCTTTCGTAAAGTTCGATAAAACTAAATGTGTAAATATTTTGAAAAAGACCTTTACAAAGACACAGTAATGTGTTATAATATAAGTATATTTTGTTATGTATAAAGTGGATAATTCAGTAATATATGGAGAAATAAAATGTCGTTAGATAATTTAAAGAGTATGCGAGGCTCATCAATAGATAAACTCGTTAAGGCAGCAGAAGCTGTATCCACAAGTAAACCAGAAACTACTTCTTATGAAGATACTAGATTCTGGAAACCTACTAGAGATAAAGCAGGAAACGGATATGCCGTGATTAGATTCTTACCTGCCAAAGAAGGCGAAGACCTTCCTTGGGTGAGATATTGGGACCATGGCTTTAAGGGACCTACTGGACTATGGTATATAGAAAACTCATTAACCTCTATTGGTCAACAAGACCCAGTATCAGAAGCTAATTCTGTTTTATGGAATACAGGTAGAGACGAGGATAAAGCTTTAGCTAGAGAAAGAAAGAGAAGATTACATTACGTAAGTAATATTCTTGTTATTTCTGATCCAGATAATCCACAAAATGAAGGGAAAGTTTTCCTTTATAAGTTTGGTAAGAAAATATTTGATAAGATCATGGATGTTATGCAACCACAATTTGCAGATGAAACACCTATTAACCCTTATGATTTTTGGGAAGGTGCCGATTTTAAAATTAAGATCAGAAAGGTCGAAGGTTGGGTAAACTATGATAAATCAGAATTCAGTAAAGCATCTGCTTTATTTGAAAGTGATGAAGCAAGATTGCAAGAGACATACGATCAATTGCATGCCTTATCAGAATTTACTGATGCCGCAAACTATAAATCTTATGATGAACTTAAGGCTAAGTTTAATAGAGTACTAGGAATTGATGCGGGTGTAGCAATGGATGCACCAGTTATGGAATCTGCAGAACCAGCTTCTCAACCAGCAGTTGATAATTCACCTGTAATTGATACACCAACAGACGATGGTGGATCGGAAGAAGAAGATACACTTAGTTATTTTGCTAAATTAGCGAATGAATAGTAGTCTCGTAAGAGGCCAGGCTTCGTAGCTATAGATACGGGAGTCGAAAGCAGGGACCTTCGGGTCCCTTTTTTTAATCTGATGAAACAGCTGAATTAGATGTTTGTTGACCTTCTGGATTAATACCGACTGATGCAATTGTTGGACCGACACTTGTATTAGCATTAGAAATATTATTAATTACAACATTTCCTGTTGCACCACCATTACCTAATGCAAATAACTCTGGTCCACTATTAATTGTAGGTAAAATTAAATTATTAGATTCATCATTGACTCTTTCCATAGAATCGGCAAGTTCATTAAACACTATAGCAAGATTTTGTAAAGGTGCTATTCTATCTACACCATCACCTAATACATTATCAAAAAGTAATCCTTCATTAACAATTGTTTCACCACTTAATAATCTTACACCATCTGAAAATTTGGCTAGACTTTCTACTGCATCATCTGATATTTTAAAATCTTTATCAAGATCAAGTCTACTAAAAACTGCAAAGGCTCTTCCAAGTTCTTCCATACCTTCTGCACCAGCTTTAAGTTCAGGTCCTTTATCAGCAACTTCCATTGCTATATCTAATGGTGATTTTTTAGAACCTGTAAAAAATTCTAAAACACTTGAACCAAAATTAGATAGTGCACTACTAAAAGCTTCAGAACCAAAATATGAAATTCCATTACCGACTTTGCGTAGAGCATAGTTAAGATCGTCTGAATCTTGTTTAATATCTCTTCCCTCACCAATTGATAATAAGGTAGTCACTTTACTTTTAATATCTTCAGCAAAATTACCTTCTTTAGACATAAAGTTTGCTAAACCAGAACCAACTCCTGCAACAGCAGTACCTATTCCAAATACAGCCAAACCAGCTCCAATACCTGACATTGCTAAAAAGAATTTTCCACTTTCACCAATAAAAGTATCGCCATCGGCTTCGACCGCATCTTTTATAGATAACAATATTAAAACATTATCTTTAATTTGTTGTGCAAATAATTCTCCAGTTCCTGTAAATCTTGCAACACCTTCGGCAACTCCTGAGCCAGCACCTGCAACTGCAGCACCTGCACCAAATATAGCCAAGCCAGCTCCAATACCACTCATGGCTAAGAAAAACGCTCCACTATCAAATAACATATCAATATTACCACCTAGTGAATCTTTAATTGATAATAATATTAGTACATTATCTTTTATACTTTGGGCAAACTGAGTATCTGAACTAAATTTATTAATACCTTCTGCAGCTCCTACTCCTGCTGAACCAACAGTTGCTCCAGCTCCAAAGACTGCAAGACCTGCAGCTAATCCTGTCATAGCTGCGGGGAAGAAGGCACTATCTATTAAGAACTCAAGATTACCACCTGCATCATCTGCAATAGATAATAATGTCAATACATTTTGTTTTATACTCTCACTATCTAAACCTATGAATTTATCAGCTGCGCCCGCGGCCGCGGAACCAACTCCAAATACACCAAGACCGATTCCTAAACCAGCTAATACTGCTGTCAGAACTCCACCTTCTGCATAGAATGAAAGTAATGAACCTTCGCCATCAGCTGATGGTACTATAGCCATAATCTCTTGTATATTATTTGCAACTTTAGCTCCATCTACGCCTTGAAATTCTTTCATTGCTTTTGCAGATGCAAATAATGCTATACCTAAACCTGCTGCGGCTATACCTGCTCCAGCTAAAGCTCCACCAAGTTTACCAATCATTGACCCACGGCTTTTAGCTTCTGTAGCTTGTACTTTACTTGCTTTACTTGTTTCTTCAGCTACCTTAGAATCTTTTTCTAGTAATTTTAATTTTTCTTGATCGTCTTGTTCTTTTTGAAATTGATTTTCAGCTTGATCTTGTTTTTGTGATTTAAATATATTAGCTATAGAATTTAATATATCTGTTTGAGGTGCAGATTGTTCTGCAAAACCTTTTAAGGCTACTTGTTGTTCTAATATTGCGGTTTGAGTATTTTCTTTTGCAGGCTTTTCTTTACCAAATATATTTTTACTAGAAAAAACATCTGTTAAATCTTTTAAAGCTTTTTTACGATTTTTATTTGGATCATCGTCACCGCCACCGCCGCCACTACCTCCGGCACCAGCACCAGTTTGTCCAAACAATTGGTTAAAATCTTCTGCCATTTATTTTACCTATTTGCCACCAAATGCTTTTCCAGCCTCGCTTATACCAAATGCACCTAATGTCACTACGACAAATGATGTATAAATTGTATCACTAATTACTAAATCAACTCCTTGGAAAGCTGTGATTAAATCACATATTCCAAATACTGTCATTAAAGTAAAAGAGATAAAACCAATAATTGATTTTTCATTGACATCATTATCATCTAAAAATAAATCCATAAATTTACGTTTAGGTGGTGCTAATTGTTTACGAGCTGCTTCAGCTTCAGCTTTCATTTCTTTAATAGTATCTTCGGACTGATCGAGTTTATCGATCAAAGCCATATACTTATCTAAGTCTATTTCTACTTCATTTCTGCTATTATCTTGTTCAGTCATTCTATCTTCCTTGTTGTCTTATTCTTTCATTTTCCTGTTCTATATGAGCCCTGAGCATCGCAGTATATACCTCCCTCTCCCATGGCATCATATCATTTAGTTCTTCCAAACTATAGTTATGATGTTGCATCATCGCAAAGTTTGACTGATAATGGTTTACCAGCGTATCATGCGAGAGGCCTACGTAAAAAAACTTTGAAGCCCTTTTAACCCTATTGTATTTTCATGCTGACAATTAGTGCAACAAAATGTGTCTTCGTAAGACATTGCTGGTACGTTTGTAAAAAAATCTTGAATCATTTTAAATTGTTCTGATCCAAATGATTCTACAAAGTCTACCAAATCTTCTTTTGTTTCTTCGTCTGCATTATATACGTTGTCGTCATCAAATATAGTATCGACACTTGCAACTACTAAATCCATTAAACCTTGAACGGTATCTAGTTTGTTTAAATCAATATTTTCTAAACTATCCATTGTTGGATATCTTAAAGTCATTCCAATCTTTTTTTGTTGATCTAACATAAAAGTTTTTTCTACATCAAGATTGCTAACTTTAATATCATCAATATTAATTTCAATGTCATTCATAGTTTCACATTCTTCACATTTCATTCCGATTTTT